ACACACCAGCGATTTGGAATGTATCACCAGCGTTCAAGTTGATTGTGCCTGTGTTAGCAGCAGTCAAAGTGATTGTTGATGTTTGTGCCCAACCAGAAGTCAAGAAGCCTGTTGCTGTAGTTGTGTTTACAGAAGCAGTTACTGTTGATGATGAGAAGTTACCGAAAGTTTGTGACACAATGTTTTGGTCTAATTTCCAGTTCATACCACCAGAGTCACGACCCATCAAACCTTTAGTGTATTGGCTAGAGATTTGTTCTGTAGGAACGAACAAACCTTTTAAGCTGTCAACAGTTGAAGCTGATGTGAATGGCTCAATAATAGCTGAACGGCGGCCATCACGAGGAGCACCTTCAGAGTCAAGATATGCTTGTGCTTGCAACCAAGTACCTAAGCCTGTTGGTGGTGCACCAGCAGTGCCTACGATGTTAGCTGTATTCAAAGCAGCAGTAGTTGTACCATCAAAGTCAATCTTGTTGGCAATAGCTGCAACGGCTGGTTTCAAGATACGATCTGAGAACATATCCAATGAAAGAGCCAAGTCTTGTGTTGTAAATTGTGTATCAACGTGGAACTGAGTTGAAAGCGTTACAGGTACTGAAGTTTCGTTCAAGTCCTCTACGTTCAAAGCTGGGCCAGTTGTACCGATGAAACGACCAGGTCTACGAACGTTCACAGTTGCGCCAATTTTTGCGCCAACTACTGCAAATTGATCATCGTAGTTACGATCTACTTCTGATGTAAATGTTAATTCATTCTCTAAGACCATCAACGCTTCGTTAGTGATCTTAGAAATGGTGAGTAAAGTATTCGCCATTTTAATTCTCCAAAAAAATTAGGTTTATCTGATCTTATTAGCTTGACGAGCAGCTTTCCATTGTGCGTAACTGCCGTAATATTCACCATTAGTGTCTATTAAAACGTCTGCGCCCACTGATTTGCCACCAGCCAAAGGCTTGATAGGCTCAGGTGCTTTTGTATTTCTAACAGGCTCTTTGTCTTTCTTTGAAGGTTTACTTTCAAGTTCAAGACGGGCTTCTAACTTACCAATTTCTCTTAGAGCTTTAACAGTAGGCATTTGAGTTAGCTTAGTAGCATAGTCCTCATCTGAAGCTAGTAGATATAGAAGCTGTGGCCCTACATCACTTTCTAAAATGCTGTCCCGTATCTCGTCACTAACTTGGACTGTGCTGGACTGCACCATGCGTTCAAAATCAGGTATTACTTCTTTCACTTTAGCTACTTTCTCAGTCCAAGCATTTAATACTTTTTCCTGAGCTTTTTGAGCCTTGCGATTAGCATCCTCAATATCTCGCTGTTTTAAAGCGTTTTCAGCACTCCACTCAGCTAACGCTTCTGCATATTCAAAAGCATCGTTGAATTGGTGTGCTTGTGGCTTACCTTCTGCTTGAGCCTTTACAGGTTGTTCAGCAGGTGGGTTTTGCCTTGCTTCATACTCTTTAAGTCGCTGTTCTAATTGTTGCGCCTTTGCCTCTGCTTCTTTGGCTCTTTGCGTAACTTTATCAAACCGCTTATTTAGTTTGTCAGAACGCTTATCAGAGTTCTGTTCTTTAGCATCGCCCTTTGCTTCCGGTTCACTCTTATCGTCATCCTGTGCTGGCTCGGAATCTTTCTTTACAGTTTCCACCTCAGCTGCGGGTTCTGAATCAGCTAAACCTAATCTTTCTGCATAAAAGGTTGTTGCGTTGTCACTAGTTATTACACTACTTGCTTCTTTATCGGCCATGATTTCTCAAGCTCCATTAAATTACTATATATATGATAAAAAACTACTTGTCAATCTATCTATTGTGCTTTTTCAGATTTAGCCTCTTTTAGTGCTTCTTTGATAAAAGCCTTTTGTTCTTTCAGTTTAGCTTTGTCTAGACCTGCAAAAGGGTTTGTAGACTCAGGTTCAAACTTCTTACCTGCTCTACGAGCCATCTCTCGCATTTTCCATTCAAGCGCATTATCGCCAGTTACTGTTGCCATTTAATTCTCCTTTTAAATACCACGTTCAACTGCTTCTGCTTCTGCCTCGTGCAAGTCTTTCATGTCCATGTTTGCCAAGACTAAAGCCAACTGAGCTTTAAGTTGTTCAATTTCTTTTTGAGTTTCAGTTTTAATGACTGTATCGTGCGCTTGAGTATCTGTACGCAATTGTGTGTCACGCATACGAGCTTCAATTTCCATTTGTGTTTTAGCAAGCATAGCTTTGTCTTGCTGTTCTTTAACACTAGCACCATATTGAATATCCATTTGCAATGCCTGTAACTGTTGTTGTAGCTGTTGCATTTGCGCTTGTTGCTGTTTGATAATCATTTGCGCTTCTGGCGGCACATCTGACTTGTCATCAACTTGTGCTAATGGGTTAGCAGCAGCCAAACGATCAGCAATAATATCTGCGCCAGGGAAGTCCATATTGCGGAATATTAAATCACCAGCTTGTTGCATTAGGTTAGGATCAGCAGTTAGTAAAGTCATCATAGAGTCTACTGCTTCTTGACGTTTAGATGCGTAGCCTGGGCCTGTTTCCATCACAATATCGTATTCGCCTACAGTAACGTCATTTAATACTTTATCGACACCCATCTCATCTTGAGATTGCTCATTAATCTTAACTAACTCGCCTTTGCCGTCAGCACCAATAATGCGTAATACTCGTTCTTTATCATAAATGTGTGGAATTAAGTCTAAACAAATACGACCTGATTGACGAATTGAACGAGTCAAATTATCGTAATAGTGGAAATTAGTCATGTCAGTTTGTTGCTGCTGACCATTTAACGCTTTACCACTAATCATGCCTGTTGGAAGTTGGCTAGGATCGTAAATACCTACCACAGCCATCAAATCAGAGTTTAAGCCTTGTAAAGCTGTCACCATTCCTGTTGGTGGTGGCTCAGGCTGAATACGTTGTGGAACAGGTGCTGGATTGCCATCAGAGTCAGTCTGTTTATAGCGTAAAACAGGCATAGATTTAATGTTGGCTGAGTTCCACTCCATCTCGTGGCCTTCATCTTGACCTTCTGCAAGTAGATATTTGGCTTTTGGTGCTAACGCTACTGACTCAGTTAATGCTGTAGACCAGAAGTTATACATCCGTTGTGGGTCTTTAGCCATGCGAGTAAGACCGAATTTCTTTTTCTTACTATCAACAATGATTTGCTGACCATAAACAGGCACAACAGGGATATATTTACCAGGCCAATCCCTTTGTTCTAGGATTTGCATACCGGTTAATTTAGCCCACTTTATTTGTTTTTTAACTGTTTCACGCTTAGATACAACGTAAACACCAGCATCCATCATAATTGATTCAGATGGCTTTTCATCCTCGTAGCAAGTAGTGCCGTCAGACAATAATAGTAGTTTAGTGCGTTTGTATTCAGTCCAAAAATACTCAGCGATACGAATATCCTCACGAGTAATCCATTCTGATTGTGAGTCGCCTGTGCCACGAGGGGTAAAGCCACCGCCATCGTCTGCGCCAGGGTACATCTTGCGGAATGATTCTTTAGAGATAACTTCTGTAATTAAACATTTTTCAGCATCAGAGCCATCGGGTTCATTAGAGTTAGGATCAAAATAGACCATGAAAGCGTTTTCAATACGCTTAATGTATAACTCTTGATCAAAACTATCTGGGCTTGGATAGTCGTGGATAATGCGCCAATAACCCCATCCCATACGCACAGCAAAGTCAAAAGCGTGGTCGTAAGCTGCATCTGCATCGGATTGGTTTTCAATATGTCTTAAAATGCCTGTAACAATTTCAGCGACTTTTTCGTCTGCTTCGTCATTCATGCCATGCGCCACCATGCGTGGTCGTTGTTGTCGTTGCTGGTTACAGATTTGACGAACGTATGCATCAATCTTGTTAATAGTGAGATAAGGTCTAGATTCTAGTAAGCGTGAGTTTTGAATTTCTACAGGCCATTGATCGCCACCAGCAAACTTTAAATCGTCTAGTGCTTCTACACGATTATTTGAGTCATTCTCAGAACAAAATCTTAAATATTCTTTGGCTTCAGTAATAACGCTTGATTCGTAATCATCAGGCTCGCCAAACTCTGTTGTATAAATACCGCCATTACCGCTATCTTGTGTTGCCATAGTTAGTCCAATCAATGTCTAGCAAATTCGCCATGATAATGCTGTCTATAATAGTTTACTGCTTTCGTAGCTTCATTTATATCAGAAAATCTACCAAGATGAATTGTTTTTCTATTCACTTGTATTTTAGCTTCCCATTTATTTCTATTTTTTGACCAAGATACACCTTTTATTCCAGACGTATTATTTTTTCCTATTTTTGAATTAAAACTATTTTGTTGATTGCTACATTCACGCAAGTTTTCAATTCTATTATTTAAACGATCATTATCAATATGATCTACATATTTAGGAAATTTCCCATTAAAATACATAAAAATTAATCTGTGAATTAAATAATCTTTGCCATTTATTCTTACTTGTTTATAACCATGATTTCCAATTGATCCAGCAATATCACCAATTTTTGCATTGTATGTTGAATTTGTTTTGCGAATTAAATTACCATCTCTATATTCAAACAATTCGTGTAAAATATCTTTATTCATTTGACTACTCTCTTTAGTTAAGTGATAGAAGCCTTAGTTATCTCTACATAACTAGGGCTTTGTTATTTTACCCCATCCAAGACGAAACTCCATAGTCTACAGGTTTTCTTTTCACTACCTTTTTCTCTTGGATCATTAATCCAATATATCGGAAAGCGTCACTACCATGTGAGTATTGATCATGGACAGGCTTTTGACTAAATGCTTTAGTATCTGGATCAACATCATATCTGTAATGACGTAGACAATCTAGACCAGCAGCGGTGTTGTTCTTGTCAAAGTAACATTGGCTAAAAATAGTACGAGCAGCATTGATAGAGTCAGCAACAGGCACTCTGCCAATAATTCTGACATTATATCCCGATGAACGCACAATTTCCTCAATACTTCTGCCATGAGATGCAAGGGTTTTATTCTGAGCATCGTGTGGTAAGTATAATGTGTCGTACACATAACCAAACGTCTGCATCTTAGCTAGGATTTCACTCATGGTTGTTTGAGTAGTTTCGTAGTAACGAATAAGCCTAGTTTCCATTCCTACGAATTGTACGAACCAAATAGCTGTAGCGTCTGCCCAACCAATATCGAAAACAGCCATAACAGGCTTAATAGGATCGTAAGGTACATTAGTAATTCTGTTATCTTGTTCCGCACGTTGCATCTCCTTTGCAAATACTGCGCCATCAATGGTTGATCTAGTAAAGCCTTCCCATACATTTTGATATGCTTCAAAGTCTTTATTCTTTAACGACTGACGTTCTAAATCCAATACTTCTGGGAACCAGGGATTGTCATTCCAATTAACTTTTTGGACTACAGCGTTGTCAGGCGGTGAAATAACAAAGCGTTTATAAGTTTCATCTGTAGGCAACTCAGGGTTAAACGTAATCCATATCTCTGAGTTTTCTTTACGAATAGTAGGAATAAGAATATCCCAGCTGGTTTGCGTTACGTTGTTAGCTTCCTCTACCCAGCAATAATCAATACCTTCAATAGACTTTAAGCCGTTGACGTTATTTTTAATGCCAGCAAAGATAAACTCTGTGCCGTTAGTGCCACGAATAGTGGTCTGAGTGATTTCATAATGCGCCTCTAAACCTAGATTATAGATTTGATCTACTAACAGCTTATGAACAGAGTCTTTAATTGATGTTTGAAACTCACGAGCACACAGTATGCGTAAAGTTGTTTGAACACCCATGCAAAGTAACGCACGAGCAACTGAATGAGATTTACCAGCACCACGACCGCCATACAATATGCGATAACGTGAGTTCTTTGGT